TATTAACACCTATTTTGTTAGAATTTACATCAAGATATAAAAGTTGTGTAGTGTTAAGGTCATTACGAAATGCTAGATCGATACCGTTTCGTTCTAGATTTTCTTGTAATAATGGTCCGGAGATTCTGCCGACTTGACTCATACTGTATTCCTCATACAGTATTTATTGATTTTACTTGTCGAAGTTATGTAGTACTGTAATAGGTTTAGCAAGGTCTGGGGCTGATGTAAATTTAATGTACCATCCATCTGCATATGGTGCTCCTGGACCTGTAAGACTACCGCTTACGCTTTGTTCTAATGAGTAGTTAGTTGTTGATATTTGAAAAACATTTTCAACAAATACTAAAATGTTTTGTGCTGCTGCTGGAATTGGATAGTCTGCATCGCCACTTGCTAATGGACCAAATACAGTTTCAGTTGCATCACCATTTCCTAAATTTTGTTGTGTTATACCCGGGTCTTGATTTGGTTCTTTAAATCTTAGTTCTCTCCAAGCACCATTTTGATACGCTTCAAATTGATCATCATCTGTGTTGTACCTAAGTTGCCCATTGTTTGGACTAGTAGGTCTTTGTGCTTCAGTTCCTTTAGGAACAAGCATTGTATTTGTACTATCAACAATAACTTGATCGTTGATGTCGTACTTTACACCCTTACCATAGATGTTACGTAAATTTGTATTTTGTGCTTTGATTAATCTCATTGATTAAACTTCCAAATAACTTACTGTTGCTACTAGATTTGTATTTCCTGAGCCAGCATCTGGCTCTGCTACAAAACTAATTTTGTCGCCTGTTCCTAAAACAATTTTTTCACTATCAAAAGTAAATGTTTCGCCTGCTGGAAGACTAAGTTCTTTTACAATAAGAGTTTTGTTGTTACTAAGTGCTTCGCCGCTTTTAATTAAATGCATATCAAAACTTGCAGTTGCGGATGTATCTTTGTTACACACCATTACTGTTGTAATTGCATACTCTTTATTAGCAGGCACTGATAACAAGTCTAATTGTGTGGTTGTTAAATTTGCGTTTTCTATTGCCATTTTCTATCCTTAAAATAACATACTAAACAACAAAGATCGATTCTTACTTATAACTTCATCATTTGTATTGTTACTATTTACATAATATATACCGGTCTTACCCGTGCCTTGTGGCTTACTGTATAATCTAATTCCTGAACTAGGCGCAATTGGATCGCCCGATGCGTCATCAACATACGGTGAAGCCGGTATTTCTAATACGTCTTCAATTTTAACTGTTCCAGTTCCAGGTGCACCAATTACTAAATCTTGGTTACTAGTTGTAGTTGATATGTTAGAACCTACTATTCTAATATCTTCAATTTCCGTTCTATCTTGGAAAAATGTAGCAACTAAATTACCTTCAACATTTACTGTTACATTACTTGCTACGCTACCTGTTTTAGAAACTGTTGCAGTATTTGCGCTGTAATTAGCAACGTTGCCGCCTGTTGTGTCTACATTAACTTTAAATGCTTGTGCAGAAACAATTTCAATAATTTGAATGCCAGATCCGTTTAACGCTTCAATTGGATCTCCGCCTGCTGTTACTCCGCTAATTTCTACAGTATCTGCTGTTGTAAATCCGTGTTGTCCTACAGTACTAATTGTAGTTGTAGCACCAACATTAATAGAAACAATAGTTCCTAGTACGTGTCTTTCATCTGAAACTGTTACGTTAGAGTCGCCTTCACCAATTGTATTATAAAATTCGTTAGCAAAAACATACTCAATATAATCTTTAACAGCTTTAGCATTTGGAATGTTATCGTCATCTACAACAACAATGCCGTTGACATCTGGTGTAACAACACTGTTTGTATAATTCCATACTTTCTCTTCGTAATCAGTTGTACCTGTTACAGTAATAACACCTGCGCCTGTATTAACATACAAATTACCTTGTGCAATAATACCCGGAGTACTTAATGGTAGTCTAGTACCGTCTGCTAATCTAGATTCAAATGCACCTAAAGATGTTACACCGCCTACAGTCCAAGAAAGCTGTTCATCAAAAAGCCATTTAGCATCTTGTAAATCACCTCGATCAATTTCAATACCTGAAACATAACCTAATGATGCAGGCAATCCGTTACCAGTTGTACCTTTACTAAGTGTAATAATGTTATCAGCAATAGTTGTAACTGTAGAATCTACTTGTGTTTGTGTTCCTTGTACTTCTAAGTTACCAGTAATTACAGTGGTACCGGTTTCTGGACCAGTGTCCAATGTAATAGTACCTCCGTTTTGTACAGAGACTTTGTAATTACTATTATATACCTTGACAACTTTTGACATTCTAATTCCTTAAAAGTAAGTAGGGGATTTCTCCCCTACTATTCTATTCTTAGTCAGCTTCGAAATCATCTGCGCTTGTGAATGAATCATCTGTACCAGCTTCTTCCATTTCAACTTTAGCATCGTCTGTTGCGTTATCAAAAGTCCAAGCAATTTTTGCACCTGTGTCAAGTGTTACCATACGACCTGCAATTTTAGTAACTTGACGAGCTGTTCCGCCATCGTCTTTAACTGTAATTGTCATATCGCCTACTGCTAATGTACCTTGTGCTTTGTCAACTAAGTAACAATCCATTGTGTTAGTACCATCGTAACAACGGAACTTTTTAGATCCTAATTGCTTTACAATCCAACCGTTTGCTTCGGCTTGACCTGTAGCACGATAACGTACTTTAATTTCATCGCCGCCTGCTGTTGGCTCTCCAAAATATTTTTTATTTAGTGGTCTTCCCATTTGTTTTCTCCTATAAAAAGTAGTCCTATGCCCGTTCTATGGGCTACGCTGTGGGTACAGCATAAGTCCGCCTTGCGGCACACTATCTGACATATGTATTTATCAAAAGAGAAAAAAGCCCTAACAAATAAATGCTAGGGCTTTTAATAAAAGTGATAGGTTGGACTTCAGAATACCAACAATACGGTCAACAGTCTGTCTGTTTCTCCCGCAAACCTTGCACCAAACAGTTACGTTTGGATCTACGCCTCTGTGTCTCCACAGTCACGCAATGCCACTACAGCTACTAGTCAAGTTCAGAGCCTGTAACTCCTCTTCCTTGCACTATCTAAGTTACACCGTCGTCTAACTTATATATACATAATAGCATCTATATATAAGATGTCAACCATAAAAGTACATTTTTTTTAATAAAATGTCATTTATTTTTCTAATATGGCGCTGTTTAATTAATTGCTTGTAGCACCAAAGGGTATAGTTATTCATACACTTCTCCTCGTTAAAGTTAAAGTGCGTTCCTTCGCAATATGCTACTTCCGTCCCGTAGGATGAACGTACAATTATTTATTAAAACTTATACTTTAGCGTGGCTTTAATACTATCATCACGATCAGTTGTTGCACCTGTCCATACACTTGTATTTGTAACATCTGTATGATAGTAGAATCCTGTTTCTACAGGTCCTGCTGTGTGTATTACACCAAGATATGTGCCATCAGTTCCAAGATCATCATTTAATACTCTATGTGCAGTAAACATTACTTCTTGAGAATAGTTGTACATAACGCCAAAGTCAACACGATCATCTTTTGCTAATCCTGTATTTTTGTCGTCCCATACTTCAACTCCAAAACCTACTGGAATATTATATCTACGTAATACTTGTGAACCTAAAGAAACACCTTGCTGATTTAATTCGTTATCAGTAATATTGTTTTTATCACCAATTTGCATATATGATAGTTCTGCAAACCCTGCTAAACTTACAGTGCCGCCTAAATAAACTGTACTTGCAGCTGAATCATAACCTAGAGTAAAGCCAATCGGTAAGTCTCTGCTTAGTCTATGTTCATCAAAATCAAATTCGTTATTATTATTCCACCCACCAAAAGTAATTACAACTTTTTCATTGTGATCAATTCTGCTATTAGGTTCAGTAATAATAAGTGGTAAGCCAATTTTAGCTGTTTTAGCAAATCCAAGTCTTTGTGCATCTGTTTCGCCAACATAAAGTCTAGTATTTCCTAAACCAACACCAATTTGCTTTTCAACAACAGTGTTATTTTTAGTTGTGTCTAAAGAGTAATGTGAGTCAAATCTGCCGCTTGCTCCTGCCCAACTAAGTGGTCCTTCTAATTCAGATTGTAATCCTACAAACACTTCTGCTCTAGAATCGATATCTGAATCATATAGATCAGGATCATAGTACATTTCCACATTACCGTTTACAAACAATCCAGTTGGTAGTGTTGGTGCTGACTTTTCTAAATCAGCAACTCTTTCTTCAAGAGTTTTTGTATCTGCTACTGCTCCAGTAATTGCTACCAGAGAGAAAATAACAGACATAATTAAAGTCTTCTTCATTTTGTTTTCCTTTATTATTAAAAAAAGTAGTGTTCTTTTCTTACCGCTATTTAGCAGGACGCCTACAGCCGTAAAAAAAAGGGCGACCGGAGCCGCCCTTTAGTATTGTTACAGTTTTAAACTTATCTAAAGCTAACTGCTGTATCAGTGATTGCTACTTTACCCAAGTAGTCAGCTGCATTACCCAAAGATGATGCAGTGTTTGTTAATTCAACATAACCGTAGCGTGTCATAAATGATACTACTGGCTCGAATGAAGCTGGGTCAAGTACTGTTCCTGAGCTCATTAATGGGATATATGGGCAATAGAACGCTGCTGCGTCTGATTCGCTTGATCCTTTGTATCCAATTAATACTGCTGAGTCGTCAGCTGCATATGTGTTTACATATACTTTCATTGCATTGTTCAATGTACCAACCATTTTAGTGTTAGTTGGTGCTTCGAATGTACCTTCTGTTGTTCTTGCGAACGCTGAAGTTGTAGCAGACTGTAGGATAGTTAAAGCAAATGGTGATACCACTGCCCAGTTACCTGCGCCTCTACGTGTACGCTGTGCAATCAAGTTACTTACGCGGTTGATTTGAACTGCAAGTGCTGCGTGTTCGTCACCTACGAAAGTAGCTGTTCCAGAAACTGCTGATTGGTCATATGTTTCTGCTGCTGTTCCAGCTAAGTTGCTTAAAGAAGCTAATACTTCTTGGTCAATCTCAGCAGTAATTTCTTGTGCTAATGCTGCCATAATTTCAGCTTCAACATCAATACCGTGCTGTGATTGTGCATCTTGTGCTGCTTCAAAAGTCCAGCGAGCTGATAGCTTTCTGGTTTTTGCTTCAACAGTTTGTTTCAAGATTTGGATTGACATTCTGTTTCCAGCTGTGCCTTCCATAGCTGCTGTTGCATCAGCTTTACCACTTGTGGTATTACCTGAATATGCTTCAGCAATCTTGAATGGTGAAAGTGCTTCTTCTCCAGCTACTGCACCGCTTGCGCCTGTGCCTGCTGTGTCCGAATAACGAACTCTCAATGTGTGGATTTGACCCACAGGACCAGTCATAGGCTGTACGCCTACTAATTCATTTGCAATGACTGTTGGCATTACACGTCTGATCACTGGAAGGATCACACGATTTAGTGTAGCTACGTTACCGGCAGAAGTAGCACCAGCGGTTGCACTCTCTGACAAATACCTACGAGTATTCTCAAGAGTTGTTTCCATTACCGCTTTTTTGTTTCCGTTTAGGCCTTCAACAAGTGCTGTTTTAGTATCCTGCCAGCGGCTTTCTAATAGTTCTGACATTTTGGTTTCTCCTATTTTATTTTAAACCTGCTAGACGGCGTAGATCTATTACTTCTCCGCCATTATGCGTTGTGAGTGTGACACTTGCGTCACGGTTGCCTGTTACTTCTTTGCCTTCTGATAGTACTGCCTTCTGCTTTGCCGGACCTTTACTGTCAATTACTGACGGTATATATTTGTCAAACGCTGTTTTTAATTTAGGTGTTTGAACTGATTCCAGTAAGTCTGTCATAATTTCCTTCTGCGCCTTATTTAAAGGTGCAATAAGATCATTAATTGTGTCTTTGCGACGAGCTGCTTCAATTAAAGCTGACTTTTCAGACTCTTTCGATTCTGCTAGTTTTGTTGCTTTAGTTGCTACAACTTTTGCTTCTTCAAGTTGCTTCTGTTTAAGATCAACAACTTTCATAAGTTTTGCTACTTCTGATTTCTCATTTAAGTAACTGTTTGCATATTCGTTGCTAAATGCTTCGAACAATCTACGACCGAAGTCGTTACGACGAGCTGCTTCAATATCTTCTTTCAGTGCATCAATCTCTTTATTAAGATTTTTGTTAACTGTTTCAGATACTAGTTTAGCACTTCGTGTTACGAAGCTCTTTTGAACTTCTGCAAATTTTGATTTTGCTTCTCTTACAAGTTTGACTTTAGTTTCAGCTAAGTCCTTCTTGTCTTCATAGAATTCTGCAATCTCTTTAGATAGTGCCTCTACAACAAATTCTTCAAGTTTAGCAAACTTACTTGCCATTAACTTTTGGTCTTCGTGTAATTCAGAAACTTCTTTACCTAACTGCTGCGTTACAAATTTAGACATTAGTGTTGCGTTTTCACGCATTGCTACTGCATACTTTGCTTTTGCTTCAGCTAATTGTTTGCGATCGTCTGCAAACTCTGAAATTTCTTCTTTTAGACGCTCGGATAACATTGTATCAATTGCTTCAACCATTGTTGCTTTGTCGTGTTCGTACTTAGTAGCGAACTCTTCGCGCAACTCAGCAGTTACCTGCTGTTTGTTTTCTTTGATCTTGCTGTTCCAAGCTTCTTCAATAGAGACACGCACTTCTTCAGAAACTACATCATTTTCAAAAAGTGTTTTTAGTGCATCCAACATATTATGTTCTCCTTTTATTGGAGTCTACTGATTATGTTAATCAGTGATTCTTTTAAGTATTTTTGTGCCTTTGCGTCTTCTTTAGTCGCCTGTGCCATTTCGTATGCCTTATACCCACCACGAGTATTCATTAAATGCTCGTAGATGGGCGTTGGATACGCCCCCGGAGCACTGGGTTGAGCAACGACATCAACGGTAATAATTTCAAAATCTGAAACCTCACCGCTGCCGTCCTCTTTTACGTTACCACTTCCACGTGATGAAACACCTAGTTTAACACCACTTTGTATCATAGTGCTAACTAAGTTCCCCATCGGAGTAGGTAGAATTTTCATTTTACCGTAACCATTTGATTCGTCCATATACATATTTGTGATCATATGCGATACACGATCTAAGTTAATATTAAGACCTTCTGGATGATCAACTTCTCCGAGGACACTATATCCGCCAGTGATTTGATCATTGAGAGTTTTGACAGCCCTACCAATTTCATTTACAGGATATACACGTTGGTTTGCATTACGCACTCCGCCTTGTATACAAATTCCTTTTAAGTAAAGGTCTTTGCCGCCCGTAGCGTTATCGGTAGACTCAACAACCAAGCCTGCTTGGTCAAATGTCAAATGTTCTCTTAAAAGATTACTCATCCGTTAAACCCTAATTATTGGCCAATAACACTTTTAGTGCCATTAGTGCCAGTTTCGCCACCGCTTTGTTTTTTCTCTGCGCCGTGACCTTTTGGCTGAGCTTTCATTGACTTGCTCGCCTTGCCGCCTGGAACATTAACGTTACCAGTCGCCATATCTTTTGGGTTTTGATCACTTAGTGCTGAACCTTTTAAGTTACCTTTATTAGCTTCAACGCCAGCTTCTGCACCAGCTTGGTTTAAGTTACCTGCTGTGCCGCCCATATCGTTTTTACCTGCTACTGCTGACTTAGTGTTTGCACCGTTGTCACCCATTGTAGCTGATACTTTTTCTACGTATTCACGCATTGTTTCTGCTTCTGATTTGTCAGCTTCATCAACTTCTTCGTCTGCTGCTTCGTCAACTTCTTCGTCTGTTGCTTCATCAACTTCTTCGTCTGCTGCTTCGTCAACTTCTTCGTCTGTTGCTTCAAACGCATACGCTTCGTCAGCTTCGTCGTCCATTTCTGCATCATCTGCATCCATATCCATATCGTCGCCTTCTTCGCCGTCATCGCCTGACATCATTTTTTCGAATTCTGCTTTTAGTTCGTCTAGAGCATCTTCAAGGTCTTCAACACGATCTTCTACATCGCCTTCGCCTTCTTCGTCACCCATTTCGTCGCCCATATCAGCTGCCATATCGTCTCCCATATCGCCGCCCATATCTGCCATTGGATCTGCTTCGTCGTCTGCTTCTACTTCAAACTCATCTAGATCAAAGTTTTCATCTAGGTCTTCGTCATCTGACTCGTCAACTTCTTCATCTGTTGCTTCATCGACTTCTTCGTCTGATGCTTCATCTACTTCTTCATCAGTAGTTTCATCTACTTCTTCGTCTTCAAGAAGTGATTCATAAATATCTCTTGATTTTTCAACCACAATCTCGTGGAATAATTCTTCTGCTCCTGCCTTGTCTTCGTTAACAAGACGCTCGAGCATTTCTTCAAATTTGTTTAGATCTGCCATTTTTATTCTCCTAATAAATGTTTACCTATGGTAAGGCTGTCACTTGTATTTAACATATAGGGAAAATATACGTGGATAATAGGCTCAAAACGAGCCATTTTGCTTAGATGCTACTAAATATTGAAGATTTTTAAAAATTCTTCAACGTGTATTGTCTTTAAATTACTAAATTTATTTAGTTCAGGAGGGCTAAAGTTATCAGGTAATATTACCCTATAAAACTGAATATGTGGATTTTCACGCAAAACTGTACTGGTTTGTTTAAGCCAATTACCAAAATATGTTGCACCATCTGTTGATTTTTTATAGTTAGGTGTATCCGCATATATGTTATTAACACGTTTGTTTCCGGTACCTATTCCCTGATAATCAAACCCTAATATAAAGATTTTTTGAGGACTATGTGTAGTAGCTAAATGTAATGCTGTTGGCCCGCTACTCCAACCTTTCGACGGCTTAAAATAATTTAAACCTGGAATGTCTTTATATGCTTTGTTAGTATTTGTCCAAACATTTTTGTTTGTTAATTGATATCCTTTTCGAGCTATTTCTAGCACCATTTTAACATCAACTGCTATTAAATAGTCCGGATCAAACTCCCTATACATTGCATTACAAGCATAGATTTTACCAAATTCTTTTAACTTTTCTACATCAATACCTTTGCGTGATGTGCCATTTCCTAGCACAAAACCATAGGTTTTATCGGTATGTTCGTTAGGTTTTGTTATAGGAGCCGGGGTTATTTTAGCTTCTTTTTGTCTTTTTCGTTCTGCTAATAATGCTTTTATTTGTTGTTTTGTGTATAAACTTTTGTCAATCTTTGCCATTACACAAGTACTTAGCTGTCATATTTTTAAAGTTTATACTGCGCCGGCTGCGGCTTGTGCGGCAATACCATACATCTGTCTAACAAAGTTAAGTTCGTTTGCTTTTTCTCTGTTGTGTAATTCTGATGCTTTTCTTGCTCGATTTAGTTGACGTAGTGTTAGTCTAGTTTTTCTAGTGTCATCAAGGTTTACTACGCTATCATCATACGTAGGATCATAGCGATCATCTTCTGTTGGAAGAAGTGTTTCTTTGTCGTAGTAAAATAGTTCTCGTAGTATCATATTATTATTTATCTTAAATTGTTTGATCTGTAGCCGGCGCTGCTCCGCCGCCTAAGTCTCCGCCTGTTGCTGTTTCAGGTGGTGCAATATCTCCGCCACCTTCTACTGGATCAACATCAGCTCCAAGTTCATCTTCTGCTCCACCAAGGTCTGCACCAATACCTGAAGAACTAATACCTACGCCTCTCATTTCTGCTGCGGCGTCTGCTGATGATGCATCTAGTTCTTCGTCGTTTTCTTCTTTCCATAAACGCTCATTCTCTGCAATTTCTTCAGCACTCATACCTAAGAAACGTTGCATTGCAAAACGGTTTGAAATATAAGGTATAGCACTCATTTGTGTATATGTTGGTACACGAGCATTATCTAGTTCCGATTGTCTATATGCTGCAAAGTTTTGTGGTGGTTCAAATTCTAAGTCAAACATATTTGTGTCAATGTTTACACCTGTTTCTAATAAGAAACGTTTAAACTCTTGATTTAAGTCTTCAACAATTAATCCTTGTAGACGTTCACAATATGTATTAAAGCGCAATTCTTGAATATACGCTGTACCTACTCTGCCATCATTGTATGACGAACTTCCATCATCACCGCCGGTAGGTAAGTATGAACTAGGGATTCGTAAACCGCGTACGAGCTTATTAGTAAAATATCTAAGGTCATCAATCTCTCCTAAGTTAGTACCGCCTGGTAGTGTTTCAACTTTTGAACCACGTCCTTCAGCAGTTTGTGGGAAAAAGTAATCTTCGTTGATTGACAGAGGATTGTATGAGCTGTCTATAACATTTTGACCGCCGCCTGTCGCCGATGGGATTCTTCTTTGATGAATTTCCGTTTTTACACGCTCCACAAATTGCATAGCAAGGTGTGATGGCATATTACCCACATCAACGTAGAATACTCTGCGCTCTGGCGCTCTTTGTACACGATAGATAATAATCGCATCTTCGAGTAATTCTTTTTGTTTGTAAACTTTAAAAATTGTTTCTAATA